GTTGGTTGGGCGAGGATGGTATCGGGACAAATTGGGACCAAAAAAGAAAAAGGGGAAATACCTTCGCGACATGGAGTACATGAACGACGCGCAACGGGCGCAGTTGGCTGAATTGGTGGCTAAATGGAGCGCCTACAAGACGCTGAAGGTGGACGACTACGTCCGGCTTGAGCTGCTGGCCTGCGTCCTGGTGGAGGTGAGCCAGCTGCAGGCGTACGTCAACACCAACGGCACGACCTACCAGGTGGTGGGAAAGAGCGGCGACACGTACAGCCGGGCGCGGCCGGAGTACCAGCAGCTGCAGGAGCTACGCCAGCGGGCGTCGGTCATCATCGACAAGCTGGTGAAGGACGCCGCGCCGGTGGATGACGAATACAGCGAGCTGCTTGCCTGAATACTACTTCGACGACGCTGCTGCCGACCGCGCCGTCCAGTTCATCGAGACGTTTGGCTCCCACGTCAAGGGGCACAGTGGCGCGTTCCTGCTGGAGCCGTGGCAGAAGGACGACATCATCCGCCCGCTGTTCGGGTGGAAGCGTGCCGACGGGCTGCGCAAGTACCGCACGTGTTACGTGGAGATTCCGCGCAAGAACGGAAAGTCGAACCTGTCGGCCGTCATCGCTTTGTACCTGCTGCTCGGCACCAAAGAGGCAGGCGCCGAAATCATCAGCGCGGCCGGTGACCGCAACCAGGCCCGCATTGTCTACGACATCGCCGCTCAAATGGTCCGGCAGAACAAGACGCTGGCCAGCCGGTGCCGCGTGCTCAAGAATGAAATCCACTACAAAGGCAGCTTTTACAAGTCCATCAGCGCGGAGGCCTCCACCAAACACGGCTTCAACTGCTCGGGTATCATCTTCGACGAGCTGCACACCCAGCCCAACCGCGACCTGTGGGACGTGCTGACCACGTCGGTAGGCGCACGGGCCGAGCCGCTCATTATCGCCCTGACCACCGCCGGACACGACACGGCCTCCATATGCTACGAGGTGCACGAGTACGCCCTGCGCGTGAAGCGCGGCGAGATTGATGACCCCACATTCCTGCCGGTGCTGTACCACGCCGACCCCGGCGACGACTGGACGCAGCCGGAGACGTGGAAAAAAGCCAACCCCGGCTTTGGCTCCATCTGCCGGGCGGAGTATTTTGAGCAAGAGGTGATGAAGGCCAAGGCCAACCCCAACCACGTGAACACCTTCAAACGGCTGCACCTGAACATATGGACCGGCAGCTCGACCGCGTGGATTACAGACGACGAGTTCATGCGCGGCGGAGCACCGTTGCCCGATGACGACTACTTGGCTACGCTGCCCTGCTGGGGCGGCCTCGACCTCGCCTCCACCCGCGACCTCACCGCTTTCGCCCTGCTCTTTTGGGACGAGGTGGTGCAGGTGCACTACCTCAAGGTGCACCAGTTCGTGAACGAGGAGCGGGCGCACAGCAAGAAGCTGGCGGAAGGGGTGGACTACCTGGCGTTTGAGCGGGACGGTGACCTGACTATCACACCAGGCAACGTCACCGACTACCGCATCGTGCGCGACCACATCCTCACCGCCTGCGAGAAGTACCAGGTGGCGGGCGTCGCCTTCGACCGCAAGTTCTCCACCTACATCGTGCCCGAGCTCATCGACGCCGGGGTGGAGATGCTGCCGTTTGGGCAGGGCTTCTACGACATGAGCTACCCCACAAAGCAATTCGAGATGAAGCTGGTGGCCGGCGAAATCATCCACGGCGGCAACCGCTGCCTACGCTGGCAGGTGGGCTGCGTCAAGCTCGACCGCGACCCGGCCGACAACATCAAGGTCGGCAAGAACCGCAACAAGCTGGGCCAGCAGGTGGACGGCGTCGTCGCGTCCATCATGGCGCTGGGCATCAGCGACAACGACGACAACCTCATCACAGAAGTGTTTACCCTGTAGTTCCTACCTTCGCCACAATGGCCACACTCCTCGAACGTCTCGGCATCCAAAAGCGGGCCCGCGTGGGCAAGTTCGACAGCCAAACCATAGGCGCCGAGCTGGGCGTCTACGGCATGACGGCGTCAGGCATCACTGTTAGCGAGCAGGGCGCCCTCGCCATCTCGACCGTATACGCCTGCATCTACCGCATCGCGTCCACCGTCAGCTCCCTGTCGCTGAACATCTACCTGCGCGAAGGCAGCCGCGTGACGCTGGCCGAGTCGCATCCGGCCTACGACCTGTGCAAGTACGAGCCCAACAGCTACCAGACGGCTATGGAGTTTTGGGAACGGCTGTACAGCTCGGCCCTTATGTACGGCGTGGGCTATGCGATGATTACGCGCGACAACAGCGGCCGCCCCGTCGCCCTCGACCTGCTCGACTACTACGACGTGGAGCCGAAGCTGGTGGGCAATGAGAAGGTGTACAGCGTTCAGGGCGTGGGCGTGGTCCGTCCGGAGAACATGCTGGAGCTGGCCAACATCATGCGCATGTCGCCGCTGCGCCTGCACCGGGAAAACCTGGGGCTGACGAAGGCCGCGCAGGATTTTGGGGCGGAGTACTTCGGCAACGGCGGACAGGCCACCGGCATCCTCAAGCCAAAGAACCCACTGAAGCCGGAGCAGGTGGACACGCTGCGCAAGTCGTGGAAGCACGGCGGCCCTGGCGTCAAGTTCCTTGGCGTGGACATGGACTACCAAAGCATCCAGCTCCAGCCGGAGGAGGCCCAGTTTATCGAAACCCGCAAGTTTCAGGCGGAGGAGATTTGCCGCATTTTCAGCGTACCGCCCGACCTGGTGCAAGTGCCGGGACAGTCGACCTTCAACAACGTCGAGCAGCAGCACATCCAGTTTGCCCGCCATACCATTCAGCCGTGGGCCGTCCGCCTGCAGCAGGAGGTGGACCGCAAGCTCATCGCCAGCTTTGACCGTCCTCAGGTCTACAGCCGCCACGACATGACCGACCTGTACCGTGGCGACATGGCCGCTCGTGCCAACTTTTACACGCAAATGCTGCAGGCCGGGGTGTTGTCCATCAACGAGGCCCGCGCCAAGGAGGACCTGAACCCCGTCGCAGGCGGCGATATCCACACCGTCCAGGTCAACCAAATTGCCCTGTCGGAGTTCGGTGCATATTCGCAAAAAATAGCAAATGAAAACACAGGAAGCATTTGAGCAGGAGGTCCGCGCCCAGTATGGGGAGGCGGTAGAACTGCGCGTCAGCGAGGTCCGCGCGGCCTCCGATGACACCCTTACCGTCAGCGGCTACGCTGCCATGTTTGACGACATCACCGACCTCGGCTACTTCAAGGAGCGCATCGCCCGCGGAGCTTTCGACGGGGTAATGGAGGACGACGTCCGGCTGCTCATCAACCATGCCGGCGTCCCGCTGGCACGCACCACCAACGGCACCCTCGACCTCGAGGTGGACGAGACCGGCCTGCGCTACACCGCACGCCTGGCGGACACCACCGAAGGGCGCGACCTGTACAAGCTCATCAAGCGCGGCGACATCTCGCAGTCGAGTTTCGCCTTTACGATTGCAGAGGAGGACTACGACCGCAAGGCCAACCTGCGCACCATCACAAAGATGGGCAGCCTGCTCGACGTTAGCCCGGTCACTTATCCAGCTTACCCCACTACCACGGTGGCCGCTCGCATGAAGGCGCAGCAGGAGGAGCGCTCTATCGACCCGGAGGACGAGGAGCTGCTTGACGACATCTTGGAAGCTATCGACGAAATCAAGGTAAAAATCGAAGAGGCCAAAGCCGTCGAGGAGCAGGAGGACGTCATGCCCGCCGCACCCGTAAATTCTGAACGCAGTACATTCGCACAAACTAAACCCCAGACCATGAACTTGAATGAATTGAAGGCGCTCCGCGCCAAGTACTACGAGGAGCACGTCGCCCTCGTGGAGAACCCTGACAAAGAAGGCCGCCAAATTACCGAAGCTGAAGAGCAGCGGGCCGAGTGGTTGGTTGCCGAGGTTGCATCTTTGGACAAGCGCATCAAGCACCGCGCCGACCACGAGAAGATGGTCGCCCGCATGGTGGGTGGTGAGGCAGTGAGCCGCGGCGAAGAGCGTGAAATCGAGAAGCTGAATGGCAAGTTTAGCCTGTCGCGCGCCGTATTGACTGCAGCAAACGGCCGCTCGTTGGAAGGTATCGAGGCAGAGTGGGCACAGGAGGCACAGCGTGAGATGCGGGCCCAGGGCTTGCAGGCTGTCGGCCAGGTGGCCATTCCAATGAAGGCGCTGTACCGCGGTGCTGCTGACAACTTTACCGCGACTATTGGCAACGGAGACGGCGAAGGCTTTGTGCCAATTAACGTTCCCGGCGCTATCGGCTCCCTGATTTCTCCGTCTGTCATCGAGCGGTTGGGCACGACTGTCATCAACGGAGCTACGGGGAACCTCAAGTTCCCGCGCGTGTCTGTCGCACCTACCGGAACGGCTGAAGGCGAAGTGGATGCTAACGCAAACAGCGGCATGGAGATGGACGAGCTGACCCTCAGCCCGCAGCGGGTTTCTGCGAAGACCACCTACTCCAAGCAGCTCCTCCTCCAGGGCGGCGCAGCAGTGGACATGGTCATCGCGCAGGAGTTGAACCAAGCCATGAACAAGTTCATCGACACGAAAGCCTTCGACACGCTCGACGGCGCTACCATGAACGACCTGAGCACGGCTGGCGTAACGAACACGGTGTTCAACGCAGCCCTCGCTGTGGCTATGGAAGCTGCTGTCCTCGCTGACGGAGCCGACCTGTCAAACTGCTACTACGTCATGAGCCCGTACGCTTACCAGCTTGCGAAGAATCTCGCACAGGTTTCCTCCGTATCTGCTCTCTTCGACCTCAGCACGAACACCTTCAACGGCTACCGCGCTATTGCCACGCCGTACCTGGTGGACACGACCGCTGGCTCGGTGGGACAGCTGCTCTTCGGTAACTTCCAGCAGGGCGCCATCCTCGCCTACTTCGGAGGTATCGACCTGCTCGTCGACCCGTACAGCGCAGCAGGCAACGCGCAGATTGTCCTGCACGTCAACCGCTTCTTCGATTTCGACGTTCGCCAGGCGAACGCCCTCGCGAAGTGCAACGACGCTGCAGCGTCTTAATTGACCTGACACTATAGGCGAAGGCCCGGGGCACTCCCCCGGGCTTTCGTACTTTCGGGCCATGGTTACCACCGTCAAGGTCACGGGCACCCCGGTGCTCAACGACATCATCACCGTCGCGGACCTCAAGACCTTCTGCCGCGTCGACAGCGCCGACGAGGATACGCTGATGGACGCGCTGCGACAAACAGCTATATCATGGTGCGAGCAGTACTGCAGCATCCGCCTCGGCGACGTCGCAGCCATAGCCTACGCTGACGCGTGGGCGCCGCTCGGCATTAACGTTGGGCCGGTGCAAAGCATCACCTCAATCACGTACCTGTCGACGGCCAACACGACGCAGACGCTGGGGGCGAGCTACTACTACTCCGACCTGAACAGCCAAATCGCACGCATCCGTTTCGTCAGTCCGCCGGACCTGTACGACGACGCCCTCAACCGGGTGCAGGTGAACTGCGTCATCGGCTACCCTGAGGCGTCTGTGCCGAAGCCTATCCTGCAGGCCATCCGTATCCTGGTGGGACACTTCTACGAGAACCGCCAGCAGGTCGTCACCGGCACCATCGCCACCGCCGTACCCTTTGCGGTGGAGGCCCTGCTATCACCCTACCGCCTGCTGCATCCATGAAGATAGGAACCCTTGACCGCCGCGTAGAGATTCAGAACTATGTGACCACGCGCGACACATGGAACTACCCTGTCGAAACATGGTCGACGCTGGCGGAGGTATGGGCGTCGCGCCGCGACCGGAGCAGCGGCGAAGTGACGGAGGTCATGAAATCGGTGCAGCTGAACCGCACGGAGTGGACGGTGCGCTACCGCTCCGACGTAGACACCACCATGCGCATCATGCACGACAGCACGTACTACTACATCGTGGGCATCGTGCAGATAGGACGCAAAGAGGGACTGCTGCTCATCACTGAACTTCGCGACTGATGGACATCAGGCCGAGGTCCAAGGTCATCAAGTCGCAGCTCGGCAGCTTCGGCTTTGACGGGCGCCAGCTGAAGGCCATCGAGGACGAGCTGATGAGCATGCCGCTGCGCTACCGCGCCAAGGCACTCATCGGCCCTATGAAGACCGCGCTCGGTATCACCAAACGCCAGGCGGCAGCTAACGCGCGTGCGAGCGCCCGCACGGGCAACCTCGCCAAAGCTATTCAAGTAGTGGAAGGGAAGGACAAGCGTTACACCTACGTGGTGCTGCGCGTCAATCCGAGGACCAGCTACTACCTCCCGGCACCGGCGTGGATGGACCGCGGCCAGCCACAGCTGCAGCGCCCTATCAAGTACGCCCACCTCGTTGCCGGAGGCACAAAGGCAGGGCTGCGCACCAACCGCGAACTGCAGGACGGACGCCGCAAACACTTTACCGTACGCAACGAGGAGAGCGGAAAGGTGCACCGCCTGTCGCAGTGGCTGACCCCTAAGGTGCCAGGCATCCAGCACCCCGGCACCCCGGCAAACAATTTTATTGAAGACGCATGGACGGCTACGCAGGATGCGGCTGAAGCCAAGTTCCGCGACATCGCCATCGACCGAATTCTCAAGTTCAAAAACAGGCAAGGCTTCAAATGATAAACCACATTATCGACATCCTTATTGAGGACGGTGCGACAGGTGCTATCACCACCAACAGCCGCATCTTTCCGCTAGCTCGCTTGCAGGGCAGCGCCGTGCCTGCTGTAGTGGTGCAGCTGACAAACACCACGCCCGTCGACACACACGACGGGGTGGCCACCGTAGACGAACATACCGTACAGGTGACGGCTATAGCTGAAACCCCGAAGGCATGCTACGACCTGGGCGAGGTGGTGCGTTTGGCGCTCGATGGCTACACGGGCGGAGACATCAGCAGCCTGCGCTTTGTCACGCAGGCCACGGACATCTTCGAGGCGGACGACCTGTTCACGATTACGATGCAATTCGAGGTGGCGCTCAACCGCTCCGAGGTGAGCGTGCCCACCAGCGCGGCAGTAGGTAACGACCTTGAAATCCGCGGCGCGCTATACTATCAAGTGCGCGACATTGAGCTGGAGCATAATACCACCTACACCGTAGGCACCGCCGACTACTGCATCTTTGCCAACTATGCAGAAGCCCGCGACACAAAGACGGCCACGCTGCGCCTGCCTTCTGTGGCTGTAAATGAAGGCCGCGTCCTGCGCGTAAAGACAGGCTCCAACCTCAGCAATCAGCGCACCTTTGTACTCGAGCCAAACCCTAACGACGGCAGCACCATCGACGGAGCCGCATCGGCCACCATGGACCGCGACTACGACGGCATCACGCTGCTCTGCCATCTTGGCGAGTGGTACGTCGTACAGCGCAAAAGCAAATAATTGACACTCCCTATCTTCACCAAAAAATCTGAACCATCATGGCAACTACTGGAAAAGTCCGCTCTAACGCCATCGGCGTGTACATCTCCAACACCGCCCTCCCGGACGCAGGGCTCACCTACGTAGGCCCAACCTTCGGAGACGGAGCTACGGAAGACGACGACTTCGAGCTCATCGCCTGCGCGACCTCCGGCTCGTTCTCAGGCTCTATGGAAGTCATTGACGCAACGACCAAAGACAACGACGGCCAGCGCGAAATCCTGACCAGCGCCCTGTCGTGGTCTATGTCTTGCGACGGTCTCATCGACTACAGCACGGCAGCAGGCAGCAAGTCGGCCATTGAGCTGTTCGACATTTGGAAGGCAAAGACCAAGGTGCGTATCGCATGGACCACGGGCGTAGACGGTGACGTCATGCTGTGGGGCGACGCCTACATCACCAGCTACGAGGAGACCGCCGGATTGAACGAGGTGGCCACCTACGCGGTGCAGTTCGAAGGCGACGGCTCTATCACTAAATCCATCATCGACGACGCGAACGTGGCATTCACGAACAACAACGACTAAGTCGCTGTAACTTCGGGGCATGACTAACACGCTCCGCGGACAATTCGACGTGAAGCTCGGGGGCGACCTCGAGCTTCCGTGTTTCCTGAACCTCCACGCCGTGAACCTCGTCTGCGAGGAGCACGACCTGAACCTCACAGGCTTCCAGCAGGCGCTGGCCGAGAAGCCTCTCAAGTTCCTGCCGCTCTTCATTTGGGCTGGAGTGCGGACCGCTGCTGTCTTAAACGACAGCGAGCTGCCTATCACCTTCGAGAAGTTCAGCGTGCTGTTCGGCTCTACCGACTGGTCAGAAATCACCGAGAAGGTGGGCCTGGCCATGGCTCTTGACGCGCCAAAAAAAGCGACGGCTCGGGGCCAGCAGAAGAGCTAACGCTTCGAGCCCTGTACGTCGAAGCTCTGCGCCGCGGCCTCAAGCCGCCCGACTTCTGGTGTAGTACCTTCGGGGAGGTGATGGTAATGCTACGCACATACGAGCACAGCGATGAGCTGGCGTGGATGCGGACCTCGGCGATGATGGCCATGCAGGCCAACATCCACCGCGGAAAGAATTCACGGCCGTATGACTGGAACGACTTTAACCCGTACGCTTCGCAGCGTCGCAGGGCCACGCCACCTCCGAAGATTACCCCCAAGATGGCCGACCTGTTTGGCCGCATGGGAAAAACTATGAAGCATGGCCAAGAAAAACGCGGTACTTAATATCATTTTCGGCGCCGACACCAAGGAGCTGGACAAAGCTCTGCAGGGTGTAGCGAAGCGCCTGCGCAGCACGGCCGACGACCTGAACGGGCTAGGCCAGTCGCTGTCGCTCGGCTTGACTGCACCCATCGTGGCGTTTGGGGCGCTGGCCACCAAGAACGCCGTCGACAGCGCCAAGGCCATCGCGCAGGTGGAGGCTGCTGTCAAGTCGACCGGCGGAGCTGCAGGCAAATCCGTTGCTGACTTAGAAGCGATGGCCGAAGGCTTGCAGCGTATCAGCCTGTATGACGACGACCAAATCCTCAAGGAGGTCACGGCCAACCTGCTCACCTTTACCAACGTCACCGGCACCCAGTTTGACAAGGCGCAGGTGGCTATCCTCAACCTGTCGACCCGTTTGGGCACGGACTTGACGAGTGCTTCGGTGCAGGTAGGCAAGGCTTTGAACGACCCTATCAAAGGCGTGACGGCTCTTGGCCGCGCCGGGGTGCAGTTCACCGCAGAGCAGAAGGAACTCATCACCACACTCACGGAAAGCGGCGACGTAGCCGGTGCGCAGGCTATCATCCTGGGTGAGCTTGAAACCCAGTTCGGAGGAGCAGCGGAGGCAGCGGCCAACGTCGACCCCTACACGCAGCTGGCCAACGAGGTAGGCAACCTGTCGGAGGACTTCGGCGCAATCATCAACGACGCTATCAAGCCGCTGGTCCGTTACGTCCGTCAAGCGGTGGACGCTATCAAAGGCTGGAGCGACGAGACCAAAGCAACGGTGCTCGTGGTAGGCGGCCTGCTCGCCGTCCTAGGCCCCACCCTCATCGCGGTGGCTGGCCTCATCAACGCCTACACCACTATCAAAGGCGCGCTGCTGGCGGCCAAGACCGCACAAATAGGTTTGAATGTGGCAACATTAGCCAACCCGTACGTGCTGGCTGCAGCTGCTGTAGTAACCCTTGGCATAGCCATTTATGGCATGAACCAAAGGGCAACCGATGCAGCAGACCAGGTAAACAAATTGACGAACGCGGTGCGCGAGTTGAGTGCTCAAGAAGCTATCGCAGAAGTCAACAAAGCCATCACTGAACAGACGACGAAAGTCCGAAAGCTGCAGGAGACCTACGATACACTACAGAAGCAACGCGAGACAGGTGACCAATTTGATAAACGCATTGCCAGCCAACGCAAACAACAAGCTCGTGATGAGTTAGCAAACGCTCAAAAGACCTTGCAAGGGTATGGCGATTTATTAGATGCTAAGAAAAAAGATTTAGCCGCTGAACAAGCTGCAGCAAAAGCCGCACAGGACACGGCAAAGGCTGTAACCACAGCAAACACCAAAATCAAAGAGAGCGCCTACGACCGTTTTGTGCGGGTTAACAAGGCATATATGGCCGAGCAGCAAGCCATTGAGGACTTAAATGCCGAGATGAACAAGACGCTGCTGACCATTGAAAGCCTCGGCGAAGGGCCTTCGGTAGCGGAGGCTTTGTTAGGCAAAGCACCTGAAGCTCCATTCATGATGAACCTCATGGATTTGGAGATGCAGGACGAGCTCATCCCCGAAGAGGCCATCGAAGGGGCCGACAGATATGTTGCTGCATTTATGCGCGCTCGCAACGCAGCCGTAGAGTTTAACTATGCCGTTAGTCAAGCCGTCGAGCAGGCAGCCGAAAGCATGGCCTACAACTTCGGCGAGATGCTCGGCACGGCCATGGCTACGGGCGACGGCATGCAGGGCCTCGGGCGCATGGTGCTCGGCACCCTCGCCGACCTCGCCGTGCAGGTGGGAAAAATTGCCATCGGCGTAGGTATGTCTGTCGAAGGCATCAAGAAGGCGCTGCAGTCGCTTAACCCCGTCCTCGCCATCGCCGCAGGTATCGCCCTCGTGGCGCTCGGCTCCTACGCCCGCACCCGCCTGAGCGAAAGCGCCGGCGGTGGGGTGCCTGCCTTTGCGCAGGGCGGCCTCGTCACCGGCCCGACGCTCGCCATGGTGGGCGACAACCGGAGCGGAAAGGAGGCCATTATCCCCTTCGAGCGCATGGGCGAGTTCCTGCAAATGGCAGGAGCACAGCAGCAGAACGTCGTCGTGACCGGCCGTATCTCCGGCAACGACATCCTACTCACTAACGACCGGGCCAGCCGCGACCGGTCACGCATCCGCGGATTCTAATGGCATACAACCTCCGACTATACAGCGAGTTCACGGACTACGAAGGCGACACGTGGCGCGTCAACATCTATCAGGACAGCTACGGCGGCTCCAGCTCCAGCTTTACGCTCGGCGCGGACGGCTTCATCCTGACCTATGAAGGCGACAACCAAAGCCGGTACCAGCCCATCATCGGCTCGTCCGTGGAGATACCCTTCACGGAGACGACCGCCGCGCATACCAATTTCCTGAACGCCATTGCCACGTCGGCAGAAGGCGACTTCACGGTGGGCATCTTTCGCGACCCCGACGGAGCGAACACGCTGTACTGGGGTGGCGTTCTGCTCGGCGACCAGTGCGTGCTGGTGGACGAGGCCATGCCGCGGCGGGTGCAGCTGAAGGCGGCCGATGACCTGGGCAACCTAAAGCAGGTGCTGTACAACAACAACGGCGCAGGCTACGGCGGACACGACACCGTACCGGAGCACCTCATCATTTCGCTGTCGCTGGTGCGCCATTCGCACCTGTGGACCTCGGCGACGGTGATGCTGAAGTACGTCGACGACTTCTTCCCAGAGAACGCACCAACGGCCAGCAACTACCTCAGCCAAGTCACCGTATATCACAACGGCTTCTACAACCCGGACGAGGACGGAGTTAACCAATTTTTGCCTACGTATACCATACTGGAGTCCTTCGCGACCGCGTTCAACGCGCGCATCTTTCAGGCCAACGGCACGTACTGGTTCCTGCCTATCGGCGCGCAGCAGTACGACGACACCATCAACTACTACACCGTTACCAAAGGCGGCACCATCAGCGGCTCAAGTACCAGCCTCGCCACCGCCCTCACTATCGAAAGCGACGCCATTAAGCTCCGCGGCTACGAGCACAGCTTTCTGCCGCCGCTCAAGTCGGTGGTTCGGACGCAGAACTACAGCGGAAACATCCCGCGCATCTTCAGCAACCTGCACCCCAAAGCGGCGTTTGGTACGACATTAAGCGATGCCGACTTCGACTTCGACCAGGACAGCCTGTTCCGCCTCACCGGGACGTTCCGCTGCACGCAGCCAGGCGACAACACCACCACAGGGAACAGCCGCCTCAAGCGGTTCCGCCTGCGCTTCACCCTCAAGGTAGGCAACTACTACCTTAAGCGGCTCGCCACCTTCTCTGGCACGGCCTACGAGTTTCAGATGGAGGCGGGCGAGGTGCTCACCTACACGCCACACACCTACGGAGCGACGTCGTGGGAGCTGTCCGCAACGTATTACGAAGTAATTACCCCGTACTATGACCTCAACCGCGGGCTCACCGGCGACACGACCATGGTCCTGCCGCTCAACTTCATCACGCCCGAGCTGACCGCCGCGTCCAACGGCATGGACCTGACGCTGGCCATCTCCAACGTCAGCGACACCGGAGGCATCTCCGCGGTGACCAACGTAGACACCAACTACAGCGTGCAGCTGCTGCGCGTGGACCAAATTGACGAGGACGAAACCAACGGCGATGAGGTAACGTACACCGCCACCGGCCTGTCGAGCAGCCGCGTGCAGTACGAGCAGGCCAAGGTGTACGTCGGCGATGCCGTCAGCACCAGCAGCCTCGGCGTGCTGCGCGTTGTCGATTTTCCGGACCTGCCGCTGGCAACGGGGTGGCAGTCGCTCAACTACACCAGCACGGCCATAGGCATCCACCTGCTCGGCGTGCGCGAGGTGCTCGGCGGACAGCGCGTTCACACAAGGACGCAACGCGGTACCTTCTACAAAGGGCCCATCGAGATGTACAACCTGCTCAGCGATGATGGAGACCTGTACCTCCCGTTCCAGCTGACGTTCTACGCCAACCGGCGCCAGGTGGAGGTGGAGTCCTTCTTTGTGGCCCGCGACCTGACCGGCATCACTGCTGACGACGGAGGCCGGCGCAACGTCAACCCGCCGGTGGACGGTCTACCCGGTAAGCCTGAGACCAACGTAATCGTCGGGCTGGCCAACGCAAATGCAAATGTTGGAGGCCTCAGCACCGACCTCAACGCCAAGGTCGCAGACGCCGAGCTGCTTACCATATTTTTACCCATATCCTTCGATAAGCTCCGATAATGGCGAACAACTTCAAGGTCAAGAACTTCAGCAACAGCGCCACGAATACCTCGCAGGCGCTCTTCACCGCGTCCGCCTCGACCACGCTGGTCAAGTCCATCATCGTGAACTGCGACAAGGCCACGCCCAACGCCACGGCCACACTAAAGCTCAAGAAGAGCGGAGGCGCCGAGGAGCTTATCAAGCGGGTGACGGTGACGAGCCAAGACGTGAGCACGGAGCTGCTGTACGACGTGCTGCCGCTCGAGGCCGGTGATGCCCTTTACGCGACCAGCAGCGACACCGACCTCAACTTCATGATGTCGTGGGTGGAAAACACGACTGGTGCCATTGGTGCCTCTTTAGATGCTCTCAGCGACGTCGACACCACGGGGGTGGCCAACGGCGACGTGCTGACCTACAACAGCACGAGCGGCAACTGGGAACCGGAGGCGCCCGCAGCAGGTGGCGACATCTTCAAGACCATTGCCGTCGCAGGGCAGAGCAGCATCGTGGCGGACAGCAGCACCGACACGCTGACCATTGCAGCAGGCACCGGAATCACCCTGACCACCGACGCTGGCACCGACACCTTGACCATCACCAACAGCGCGACGGGTGCCAATGCCTTTGGCAGCGTGGCGGTAGCTGGGCAGACAACGGTGGAAGCGGACTCTACAGGGGACACTCTTACCCTCGTTGCAGGAACGGGGGTAACAATTACCACTAATGCGGGGGCGGATAGCATCACGATAAACAGCACGATTAACTCATTTAGTAATATCGCCGTATCGGGACAATCGAATGTGATAGCGGACAGCGCGGGGGATACCCTCACGCTGGTCGCAGCCGGGGGGATGACTATTACTACCGCAAGCGGAACTGATACTATAACCTTTGACAGCGCACGGCTCGATGACGATGACGTGACATTGAGCGGGACCCGGACCATTGACCTAAACGGAGAGGAGTTTATATTTACATCCGGAGTTGCCAACGTAATTGAAATTAGCGGAGGCTCGGCGGTTTTGCCAAGCACAACAATACGCTCGACCGACGGGGCGGTGGCGTCATATATTACTTTGTTCGAGGCTCCAAATAACGGGGGGGCTTATATCACTTTACAAGCACCCGCACAGCTAACCGCTAGTACCACCTTTACCCTCCCTTCTGCCGACGGGACCAACACACAGGTGCTACAGACTAACGGCTCCGGAACGCTTTCGTTTGTCTCTCTGATGACCACGGCGGCCACCGCGTCCGTAGGTGCCTACCTCGAGCTGAAGGAGGCAGCCAACAACGGCACCAACTACATCCGCCTGCAAGCTCCGGCCACACTCGCCGCGGACAAGACGTACACGCTGCCAGCGACCGACGGCAGCAACGGCGACCGACTGACGACGGACGGCAGCGGCACTCTTTCATGGTCCGCTGTGACCACCGGGGCCAGCTACAGCACCGTGCGCACACAGTCCGGCACCACGTACACCCTCGTGCTCGGAGACGCGGGCGACTACATCCAAACCACGAGCACCACGGCCGTAACTATCACCGTTCCGAACCAAGTAACGGTAACGTGGGCGGCAGATACGGAAATCTATTTTGAGCAGAACAACACCGGTCAAATCACATTCGTAGGTGCCAGCGGCGTGACCATTAACAGCAGCGAAACCCTCAAGACCTTCGCGAGGTATTCGGTGGTGGCGCTTAAGCGGGTGGCGTCCGACGTGTGGACCTTAACTGGAGAACGCGCACTGGTATGATGTTCCTAAATGCAGTGGCCGCCGGGCGGCGAAGGTATCCTGTAATCACCGACGGCCTCAAGTTGTACCTCGACGCGTACAACCTTGACAGCTACAGCGGCTCTGGAGGCACGTGGACGGACTTATCCAACAGCGGGTACAACTTTACCATAACCGGGCCGACATGGACCACCAGCGGAGGCCGGAGGTACTTCGAATTTGACGGGGTGAATGATTACATGATAGGCTCGGCATCCACCTCCATCTTTGACATGAATACCAGCGGCTTCACGTGGTCCTTTTGGATTTATTACGTGACCTCGCCTGCCGTTCTGGATGTAGTTGTGTTTAGCGAATTTGTAAACACTGGCGGCGCTTTGGTTCGTTATTACGTTTTGGACAATAGAAACACAGACGCGGGGAGCGGAACAGGCGCTGGCTACATGATAGCTTTATTTAAGGCTGCCCCCAACATTATTGATACGCGCACCACATACGCTGAAACCGTGCCCACAGGTAGCTGGTTCCAGTTGACTGGTACCTTTACGTACAACTCAAGCACCACAGGCACCCTGAAAATCTACAAAAATGGTTCCCAAGTAGTAACCGAGGACCACACAATCACAGGCACCACTTGGAGCGCTATGAACAGCTTTTTAAAGCCAGTCCTTGGGGCTTTGTCTTTGAATGGTGCATATAGCCGATTCAACAACATCCGTCTAGGTGAGGTGCTACAATACAACCGACCACTAACTGCCACCGAAGTAGACAACAACTACCAAAGCACGAAAACGAATTACGGGCTATGAACGAATACTGGTACCACCTTTACACCCTCGCGGAACTGCCGAGCGTCCCGTGGAACTTGTTTAAGCAGACGCTGCTGTGGAACCTTGCGGGCACGGAGTTCATGCTGGAATACAAAGAAGAACCTGCCGACAAGACCGGCGTGCTCACCCGCGAAGAGGCGGCCGAGTTGAGCAAGACGGACGCATGGCAAAACAACGACCCCAACCTTGGCCAAGGCTAAAGCACAAGCCCAGCCCGTCCGCATAGAGCGGCAGGTAAGCAGGCCCGGCGTCCACGCCAAGACAAAGCAGGGAACGCACAAGCGCGGCAAGAACTGGCGCAAGCCGTACAAAGGACAAGGCAGGTAATTCACCTGCAGTATATTCGCCGCCATGGACATACAAGCACTGTACTCCCTACTAGCTGCACTTGGCGCCGTCGTAGGCGTATACGTCAAGATGAGCAACGAGCTGGCACGCCTCAAGTCCCGCGTGATCCAGCTCGAGCTCAACGACGGAGAAACACGCAGGCAGCTCAAGGAGATAGTCGAAAGCATCCATAAAATTGAGCTCACGCTCGCGCAGCTGGTGGCTCGCCTCGAGCGTTGAACTGGTACAACCACCGCATGAGATACTTCCAACTGTCCGAGTTCGACAGCCCCGACGCGCCCGGCTCAGGCGCCAAGATGGACAAGGAGTTCCTCGCCCTGCTCGACGAGGCCCGCCACATCGCCGGGGTTCCCTTCAAGGTGAACAGCGGCTACCGCACCCAAGCCCACCACAACAGCCTCACCAAACGAGGCTTTAAGACCGCCAAGAACAGCGCGCACCTGCGCGGCTTTGCAGCGGACATCCACGCGCCCGACAGTCGTACACGCTACGCCATCCTGCAGGCGCTCATCAAGGTGGGCTTCAACCGCATCGGCGTGGCCAACACCTTCATTCATGTCGACAACGACCCCAGCCTCCCCGAAGAGGTCATCTGGACATACTAAGCTGAAGCAGCACGGACCGACCACGTGGTCGACGGCCTACACCCGCACCGTATCAGACGGGCCGGCCAAGTTCCTTCTGCTGTCCGACGTCCACTTCGATTCCGTCAAGTGCGACCGCGACCGGCTGAAGCGGCACCTCGACGAGGCCGTGGCGAAAGACGCCGCGGTCTTTTGCTTTGGTGACTGGTTTGACCTCATGCAAGGCATGTATGATCCACGGCGCAGCTACGCCGGACTGCGACCGGAGTACAAGTCCATCACCTACCTCGACGACGTCATCAACGACAGCATCGAGTTCCTGAAGCCCTACGCCGACCGCTGGCTGTTTATGGGCCGCGGCAACCACGAGACCAACATCGAGAAGCGCCTGAGCACCTCACCCATCGACCGGCTATGCCAAGGCATGGGTGGCATAGTTTCGCCAGGCAGCTACAGCGGGTGGATTAAAATCCAAATGACCAGGTACGAGAACGCCAGCTTTGTCCCGATGCTGATGCACTTCCATCACGGCTACGGAGGCAACGCGCCACGCTCCAAGGGCGTCCTGAACGTCGACCTCGACCAGAAGGAGTGGCCGGATGCCGACGTCATTGTGAGCGGGCACACGCATCAGAAGTGGCACGTCCCGATGACGGTGGAACGCATCGGCCAGCATATGGCACTGCGCGAGGAGACCGTGCACCACGTGAAGCTGGGCAGCTACAAGATGCTGGACCGCTTTGCCGGGTGGGAGGTGGAGAAGGGCTTTGCACAGCCCCGCCTCGGCGGGTGGTGGATGGACGTGAAGCTCAACCGCGTGATGATTAACCGAAAGGAGACAGTTAAGCCAATCACTACCTTCACCGAAGCACACTAACCAACACCATACAATGTGGGATTTTTTCGCAGACAATTGGGCCGAGCTGGCGCTGGCCCTGATAGGCTTAATGGGCACAGTCACGGCCCTCACCTCAACCACGAAGGACGACACGGTGGTGGACATCCTGAAGCGGATTCTGATGGCGGTGGTGGTGGGCAAGACGCCCACGCCAAAGCCGTGAACCCGGCCGCCTCGGCATTGCTCAAGCTGCTGGGCAAATTTGACGTCACTGAGGTATTCAAGACCAAAGGCGACCTGCGCCGATGGTCGGCGAAGCGGACGGTGGGCGGCGTCATTGCCTTGACAGCTTGCAGCGACATCATGACCAACGGCATGAGCTGGCCAGCTGTTGCACTCTGTGCTGTGGCGGTCACGCCTTTGTGCTTATCTTTCGCGGAGTAGTACGCACACACTACGCAGGCGATTCTGTTTGATTTGATTTGGTTGGGGCCTCAGAACGCTGGGGCCCTTTCTTTTGGCATGTCCTATAAAAAAGTTTGAAAAAATTTGGAGTGATGGGAAACGTGCTGTAACATTGCCGAGTCAAATCAAACAGACACACATCATGAACCTCTACGACGTAACCGTCAGCGCGTGCCGCGGTGCAATGACACCCCACGTGCACTCCGTCAACCTCGGGGAGTGGCTGGCCACCAACCACGAGCACCGAGCCAACAAGAAGGACAGCGCGGCCATCATGCCGCACGGCATGTTCCTGTCACGCCGAGCCGCTGACCTGCAGTACAGCTCCGGCCTCGTGCAGGTCGACCTCGACGCCAAAGACAACCCCGGCATCAGCAACTGGCACGAGGTGGTTCACGCTTTGGGAACCCTCGACAGCGTGGCATATGCCAACATCAGCGTCAGCGGTGCGGGCTGCTTTGTCCTGGTGAACGTGCTCGGCCTTGTGGGGCACCCGTTCGTGGCTGTGGCCAACCGTGCTATCGAGTACATCACAGACCAGGGCTTCATTGCCGACGAGAAGGTCAGCCGCAACCTCGCCAGCCTTCGCTTCATGCCATTCAGCCCTGACACCGCATACTGGAACCTCCAAAGCGTCTCCCTGTGAAAGATTACATCGCCATGACCATCGCCGACTTAGATGTCGACGACGTGACCTTCGAGATTGAGTTCGAAGCGTGGACCGACACCAGCGGCCCCGGACCTGATGACAGCTACATCGAGGTGACAAAGGCCACTTTATGGTGCGGCAAGTTGAACATCGACGTGACTGAGCTCATGCAGCGCAGCAGCGACGTGTTGGCGGTGATTGATAACTACCTCGACGAAACCAGCGGCGACTGATGGCACACAACCACTACACCACCAACGGCCCGCGCATCGCATCCACGTCGATGCCGGAGCGGGCGCCTGAGAGCTTCAACGCCTGGCAGGAGGAGCTGCAATGGGAGCGCGACCTTGAGCGCATCCTGGAGGACTTCAAGTACCAGCTGCGCGAGAAGCTGCGCACGGCGTACTACAACAACACGAGGTCACAATCTGTGATGTCAAGTGACCACCAGCGTATCCAACAGTCATGAGCAAGTTCAAAGACGGCGAGCGCGTGGAAGTATGCACGAACGACGACCGGCGCTGGAGGCAAGCCACGTTCCGGCAAAAGACCGTAGAGGTGACCTACTGGACACAAGAGCCGGGAGAGCCACCGTGTGGCTGGGACCGAATACGCAAGATTGACCCGAACGAGGCGAAATCTCATCACTAACACCCAAATCCACGCATAATGTCGGACATCGACTTCACAACCTGGAAGCACTGGAACGAGTTGCCAAAAGAGGAAACCTGGTGCCTTATCGCATACCGCTGGAAAGCCGTAGGAGACCCGTCACGCATCAGGTACCAAGTAGATCGCACCATCCAAGGCGAGGCCCGCTGGTGGGGCACTGACCCACTCCGCGGACCCTTCGAAATTCTCGGATGGAAACCTTTTGACCCCATCTCCGTACAGGAGGCCATCAACCTCGAAACCATCAAGCAATGACACCGGAAACAATCCAAGCCATGCGCGACCTGCGCGCAGAGTTAGAAGGCGTGAACAGCGCCATCAGCGCCCTCAACCCGCAGCTGTCCCTCGGCATCGGAATGGCACTCACCCTCATCGACCGACGCATCCATGGGACAGCCGGTTGAGGAGTTCCGGAAGCTGGCAGCGGCCTACAACATGGCGCCGCACCACTTCCACAAGGACAAGCGCGGCTTCATCATCGTGACCCGGCAGGGCATCGACTACCTCCAGGCGCACCTCGGCATCGTGGTGACCTTCGAGACGGTGCTGGAGTGGTCCGATCCGGAGGCTGGCCGGTACGTCATCAAGGCCACCGGGACGATGCCGCGCAAGGACGGCAGCCCGCACGTCATCTGCAGCTTCGGCGAGACGAGCAAGGCCAACAACACCAACCCCTACCCCGTCGCCATGTGCGAGAAGCGCGCGCTGTCGCGGGTGGTGCTCAAGCTGGTGGGCATGTACGAACTGGGCGCGGTAGGTGAGGACGAGGTATGAGCCAGCTACGCAAGAACATGAAGGACATGCTCGCTGAGACGGTGGGCTTCCTTGCACAGTTCCTTTTCATGGTCGGTATTTTCGTCATTATTGGCCTCGCTCTGGTCCTGGGTTACCGCATAGTCATGTGGCTGCTATGATCAAGCTGGCACGATTCGTAGGCCAAGTCACCGCCATCGCGGTGTGGATTATGGCCACCGGCGTCCTTGTCGTGGCATTGTGGCAAATAATCCGATACCTGCTATGATTGACGAACACATCGCCGCGTGGGTTATCGTAGGCACCATCCTCGTCCTCGGTTATTTGTTAGTGAATAACCTCGACATGCGCTGGAGATTAGCAAAGGCAAACGCACGCATCCGCGTCCTTGAGCGCAAGCTGTGGACCAGCGACGTCGACGCCATTCTTGACGAAATACTAGGCGACCCACATGAGCGAGCTTGACGACTTCTTCGACGAGGCAGAGCTGGACAGCACCACGCTCATCGAGGTGCGACGCGTTCGCCTTGAGTCACTTATGCAGTGCACCGTCCTGTGGGATGACGAGGCAACCCTCGACGCCATCATGTACGGGCCGATGGATGACCAGACCTACCACCACCTCAACCTGCGCCTCATCGCGCACCTCGACCGGCCCGACTCACGCGGCCGATGGACACAGACCCAAATGGCACGTTTTATTAAATCCTTTACCCATGAAACTAACTATTAACGGCACCGTAAAATGGGTGCAAGCACCAAAAACGTACGCGTCCGGCTTTACTATTTGCGACGTTTTTATTGAGAGCGGCAGCAACATCTACCCCGTCACCTTCAAGAAGGACGACGTGGATGAAGCCCTTGCACTGGTGGCCGAGCAGCCTATCACCCTCGAGTGCTGGCTAAACAGCCGCGAGTGGCAGGGACGCTACTTTATTGAGCTGAAGTACGCGGGGAAGCCGGAGGAGGCACCTGCGCCGGAGACGGCCAAGAAGCCGCTGGCAGGACGCACCACCAACCGCATGGCACCACCGTCAACCCCAGCGCCCAATGACCTCCCGTTCTGAGCACGTTATGATGAACAGCCTGGAGTGCTTTCTGACCAAACACTACGGCAGCGTGACCATGGCCGCCGGGCACCTCAAGGTCAGCCCGCAGACCATCACCAACTGGCTGAAGCGTAACCCGCGCGGGCTGCTGAAACACATGCCGACCATGGTGCAACAGTGCAACGTCACCGAGACCCAAATCATGGGCGAGGTGCTGTACCACGAGGAGTACCTGCAGAGCATCGGACAACGGTGAACAACTACCTCCAGCTACCGACAGAGGCTGCCGCGCACCTGCGGCGGCTCTCTGCCGTGCAGCTGTACATATGGGCCGACGCGTGGACCTTCCAGCAGAACGGACAGCAGGCCTACCGCTCCAACGCGAAGCTGGCGCAGATGCTCGACATCTCACCGCGCAGCGTGTCACGCGCCATCCAAGGCCTGCACGAGGCGGGCATGCTGTCCGTACGCATCCAGCAAGAAGGCGAGACCGTCAAGCGGTACGTCACGGCCACCCTACCGACACGAACGTCACCCCCCGACACGAACGTCGTGGGGGTACCGACACCAACGTCGGGGGGGTACCGACACGAACGTCATGGGGGTACCGACACGAACGTCCACATAATAGATAAGAAGAATAGAGAAGTTAATAGAGAAGTTAAAAGAGAAACGCGCACGCGCGAGGTGGTTTGGCCTTTCGATTCTGACCAGTTTATGAATGCCTGGAAGGAGTGGGAGGCCGACCGCCGCGAGCGACGCATCAAGCCATACACCACCCGCGGCCTACAGACCGCACTACACCGCCTCCAACAAATCAGCGAGTACAATGAAGGAATCGCAATCCGAATTATCTCCCAGTCCATCGCCAACGGATGGCAGGGGCTCTTTCCTCTTGACAACAAGCGGGGAAATCATAAGCATGACCGACCACGAGGTAAGGACATCACTGCGGACGACCTTGCGCGCCTTGTGGCAAAGCGATACGGGCCTCGCTTTCCCCCAGCCAACAAGTGACGACATGACCATCCGCAAAGCCCTCGAGCTGGGGCCCGAGGACACCAACGCCGCCATCCTCTACACCCTCAAGGAACTGGTCAACGCCCTCGAGTGCAAGGTCACCATGCGAACCGCCACCGACTTCGACGACGCTATGACCGTCATCACCGAGAACTACGGATGGACCCTCGACGAGCTGCGCCACTGCTTTGCCATGATACGGACCGGACGCCTGGGGCCGGAGAACCTGTACGAGCGATTCAAGGCGCGTGAGCTGTACGCCTGCATGCGCCAGTATGCCGACGAGCGGGCACGCCACCGCATGCGACACGCCGCCAAGTACGACCCCGACGTGCAGCACGTCAAGCCAGCCACCGAGCGCACCGCCCAGTCCCTCACCGCCATAGCCGACGTCCTCGACCTGCCTTTCTACAAACCAAAGGCCGGTATCTTAGGGACCGATGGCGAAAGACAGCAAGGCGAGCAGGCAGCTGCACACCAAACCCAAGGCAAAGCCAAAGGGCAGGAAACTCACCCACGCGCAGGCAGTCAAGAAGGTCGACCTGTGGTTCAGCAAGCTGGTGCGCTATGAAGCAGCAGACAGGCACGGAAACGCTCGCTGCTTCACATGCGGCAAAGAAGACCACGTCAGCAACCTGCAGGCCGGACATTTCGCCTCTCGCCGCTTTTGGGCTACACGATGGGATTCGGATAACGTCCGCACGCAGTGCGTTTCCTGCAACATTTACCGAGCAGGAGAACAGTGGCTTTTCGGATGCGCTCTTGAACGTGAGCAGCCAGGACGAGCTCATCAGGTTATGCAACGAGCGCAGCAGCACCGAGCGTACAAGGTGGAAGAGCTGGTGGAGCTTGCATCCAGATACAAAGCGGCTGCGCTCCTTCATGCCAGCATCAAGCGAGTGGTACATCGAGCCGGAGGACGAGATGCAAGTGCAGGAGCTGAGGAGTGAACGGTTGCACATCCTGCACTGGTTGGCAGACAACCGCGGCGCGGGTAAGAACTTCAGCCATTGGAAAACGCAGAGCGACAGGCTTGAACGAGTCAAGACGAAACTGGTGGAGTTGACTGGACACCGAGGATTCACGCTGTGATGCCTACCATGCCAACCTCCGGCAAGCCTAACAGATGGCACGCAGCACGCTCGCCTGAGCAGGCTAAACTTCTTTACAATTCGCAGCGATGGAGGAACTACCGTGAAGTGTTCCTGCGGCAGCATCCTGTCTGCGTCGTATGCGAACACATCGCGACAGTCGTAGACCATATACAGCCTGCAGCCTACCGTCCTGACTTGTTTTGGAAGAGCAGCAACCACCAGCCTATGTGCGCCGAGTGCCACAACCGCAAGCGAGCGACGTCAGACAAGGGCTGACACACCTTATCTCAAACTACTGAGCGCCAATATCTCGACGGGGTAGGGGGGTGGAGAAAACCACCCGCGCGGAAGGTCTACAC